TTTGTCTCCTCATGTTGAATTTGAGGATCATTTTTTGTCTCCTCATGTTGAATTTTAGGAGATACATCTTTATCGATTACCTCAACATCAGCCGATGAGGTGTAATCCCCTGTTTTATTAATCTCATTCAATTCGTCTTCAACGTAGCCCGCACCAAGCGACAAATCCGGAAAAAGCTGTCTGAAAAGCTGAGACATCGCGCGATTATAAAGCATGGTCTCAGGGTACTTTTTCCATGTATTGGTATTCCATAGCCCGGCGTTAATTGCGTCTTGCTTATCAAACTTAGACGTCCATGTATCGCCCGTGTCTTTACGTTTACCAATAAGGATAACGCATTCCGATGTAGACTTAGGATCTTTTGTCACAGAATGGCCTTGCCGTCTTACTAACGCAGCCATCATCTCGGTAGACATACCCACCTTGCCATTGATGCAATGGAAGCCGCCATTTAAGGCTTCAAACGGGTGAATGCCCAATGCTTTGGCACGTGAAATAATAGCATGTATACCCGCCTCGCCTATGTTTTTATAGTGAGGGGTATTTAATAGTTTTTTGCATAAGTTTTGAATTTGCTCAAGTTCTGCAAGCTGCCTAGCAAAGTTATCATCTGTAGTTGTTAAAGTCATAAAATCCTCTTTATGGTTTAAGCTTAACACACAGCAAAATATAAGTGAAGAAAAAGTTTCTCATTTAACACAATTCGTGTTATATTTACATGTAAAGCCAGCTTTACAAAGGAACGTATGGACTTAAAAGAATATCTGCAAAAAGAGGGCATATCTGTGCCAAAGTTTGCGCGACGCCTAGGTTTGCATTACAACACTATTTATCTGTGGATGAAAGGCGAGCGAGATCCCACACGAGATAACGCATTAGCCGTGCAAGATGCAACATCCGGAGAAGTTACAATAGACGATATGCTTAAGGATACAAACGAAAGGCAACTGTGTCCAACATGCAATCGAAAGCTGCCGAAAAACTACAAACAATTAAACGACGAAAAGAAATGACAAAACAAGGAAAAATGCACCGAGATATTCCCATGTTTTGCGAAAACTGCTCTACAGAGGGAAAATATAACGAGCGATGGAATGCTTATTTTTGCAAAAAATGCGACATCTGGATTGAAAAGAAGTGTAGCGATACAAATTGTTTTTTTTGTAATAGACGGCCTGAAAAGCCTTCAGACGTAAAAAAAATAAATTGGAAAAGAAATTTATAAATCAAAAAGGGGTGGAATTTAATCCCACCCCCTAACACAAACCTTGTTTCTAGGAATCTCGTTCTCATCCTAAAAAAATCTTATTTATTTTTAAATGAAAAAGGCGGGATTTTCACCCCGCCAAAATGAATTTAAATAGAAGTTATAGGAGGTAACCTTAACCGTTTTTCAATATATTTTAATGATGTTTTTCTGAAAAGAAAAAGGGAGGATTTTTAGGCCCTCCCTTTTTTATTTGAAAATAAACCCTTGCAGGTCTATCATAACTTTAATTTTAGGTTGCTGATCTTGGCGGGTCTCAACCTAAAGATTGCTTAAGATGATAAACAAAGATTATCAGATCTTATCATCTTAAGCAAGGTAAACAATAAGACTCGCCTAAAAGAATAAGGTTTATGTCTTTTTGTGAGACTTTGTTATTCAAACATCAAACTTCATGGGGAAACATGAAATTCAACGTTCTTGTCAAAGATATTACCATCTGTAATGTTTTAACACAACAAGTTAGATTATCTTTTTTTACTGAAGGAGAAATTTAACATGCTAACAGCTTTTGAAACTCTCCGAATAGTATTCTCTGAATTAAATAAGACTGAAAAAGAAGTCTATATATATTTACATCGTATGTGTCGCTACTACGGAAGAAACTGCCATCCATCTCAAGATGAAATAGGCCGAAACACGACAAAAAAGATCGGCGCAAGGCAAGTAAGGCGAATCTTAAAAAAACTTTGCTCTTATGGGGTGATCGTCTGGAAAAAGATGGGCATCTATAGCAACACTTACATCATTGGATTGGACATTTTAAAGATAGACTTAAGCGATCCTAGAGTCCTAAAAAAGCTGCAAAATGTCCGGGAAAATGTCCGCATAATAGAACACCAAATAAACACCTCAATGAACAGCGATGCTAAAGCATCAGCTGAAAGTTTTGAAGAAAAGAAAGAAGAGTCTGAAACGGCTAAATTTCCTGAATGGTTACCTAATTTCTTACGAATCGGTCTTCTTGAAAACTTTAACTTTAAAAGATATGGATGGATTCTAAAAAAACTTAAGGAAGTTTACTTAAGAAAAGCCATCGAAAACTGTCGATGGTATCTTGTCAAGGCAAAACGCAATATAACTAATTATGCGAGCTTCTTCTTTGGCATCTGTCTGAATCTTCTAAACCAACAGATCCTAGAATATGCTTGAGATTAAAACTTAAACCGAATCATACTTTAACCTCATGAAACAAAAAAATTCGTTACCTGTAGACCCTACAGCCGAAAGACTAATTATTACAAGCATGTTAAACAGCATTAACGCTCTCAACGAGTTAATGCCGCTTTTAAAATCCGAAGACTTTTATTCTTTAAACTACCATCACTTGTTTAAAGTTATAAAATCAATGTATCAGGATAATTTAGAAATAAACGTTACAAGTTTGACTCAGCAATTAATAGAACGTTCATTGTATGAAACTTTAGGAGGCGGGACTGCAATCGTCGATCTTTTATCTTTTTCTCCTGATTCGCCTTACATGGACTACTTCCTTAGACTTCGTAAAGTGACAAATTTGCGTTTATTAATTATTGAAGGATCGCAACTTATTAAAGACGCTCAAAATATAGACGCAGATTCCGATGAGCTTATTAAAAAGCTTCAAGATAAGTTACACGATATGCTATTAACTAAAAAAATTAATTCAAGCAATTTGTCAGATTTTGTGATTAATTTTGAAGGCAATAAAGATATTGCGCAGGTAGTTGAAAATAAGATCAAACGTAAAGCTAAAGGCCTTCCATCGTTTGATGGAATTTACAGCGGATTTGAGCAATTAGATAACGCTTTAGGATCATTTAAGAAAGGCGGTCTATATTATATAGGCGCAAGAACATCGATGGGTAAAACTACGTTCCTAACCAACATCTTCGTAAATTTAATGCAAAAAGATGTTCCTTTCCTGTTTTTTTCGCTTGAAATGCCTGCCGCTACTATCGTTCAAAAAATCTTTGCTCTTTATTGCGACATTCCAACAGCTGCAATTGATGACGGAAGTTTAAATGAAGAGCAATACGAAAGAATAGTAAGCCTTGCTGAGGTATACAAAAATAAGCAATCTTCTATGTTTATTGATGACGAAGCTGCATTAACGATTGATAAAGTTAAAGATAGAATTAGAAGACAAGTTGTTGCCAATAATATAAAAATTGTTTTTATAGATTACTTAACTTGTATGAGAGCTTCATCTAAACATGGAACAAAACACCTAGAAGTAGATGAAATTTCTAAAGGTTTACAAGCTATTTCAAAAGAACTCATGATTCCTATAGTAGCTCTTTGTCAGCTCAATAGAGGGGTAGCTAATCGTACTTCACCTGTTCCGACTTTGGCAGATTTTAGAGAATCGGGATCAATTGAAGAAGATGCGGACGCATGCTTACTTTTGCATAGGCCCGCTGCATATGATCCGTTAGATAAGCCTGGAGTTTTACAAGTTATTATCGCTAAGAATCGCGTGCGCGGTATCCTTTGCAAAATTGAGTTTCATTGTAACGTTCAAGTCTCAGAAAAATATCATGAGCTTGAAAAATTTACTAAAATTGATAGAGCCGAAGTAGCAAAATCTTACAAAGATGAACCTAAATATTACCCAGAACTATTTGGAGAAAAATAAAATTAAAATAGAATTTATAAATGGCAAATATTATATCAATTTGCCCGAAGATGTAAAAAAATATTTCTTATTATCAAAAAAGAGCTGTATTAAAAAACATTTTGTTATTTATATGGGTGAAAACAACTGAGTATTTTCAGCTTTTGTATGACCTCAACAAAGTATTAGAAAAAGATGAAATACAGCGTACTAATTCCAGTGAAGATTGAGTCGCTTGCGAACAAGATGGAGCATTGGAGTAAGCGGCATAAGCGCAACAAAACTTTAAAATTCTTGATTCAGCGCGAGCTTGCCGTTAACAACGTGCCTATTTTTGATCAGGTTAAGCAAACGCAAGAAGAAAGGGTAAAGGCAGCCTTAACAAGGATCGCGCCTAGAAGCCTAGATTCTGTTGATAATTTGCCATCAGCTATGAAACCTGTTATAGATTCAATTTGCGACTTTTTTTTGCCGGGATTAAAGGCAGGTCGCGCAGATTCTGATAAACGCTTTGAATTTACTTTGCATCAGGAGAAAGGAAAGCCTAAAGAATATGGATTAAGGATTGAAATAGAAATGATAAAAGATCAATCTGTTTGTTTTTAGGAACATCTATGCTGATACCAACCAAAGGACGAATCATCGTCAAGAAGATCGTAGAAGAAAAGAAAGAGGAGAGCTTAATTCTTCCAGATAACCCGTTATATCAACCCTTTTGGGCTATCGTTGAAAATACCGCGCTTGATAGTGAATTTGATAGACATATGAAAGTTTTAATTCGGCCATATGCTGGAAACAAAATTATTTATGACGGAAAAGAATTTATTATCTTGTTAGAACAAGATATTTTATGTTATATTGAATAAGCTTAATTACAGGATTTTATGAATAATATTGAATTTCTTAGCTATATTCCAACCCCACTTGAAAAATACTTAGGCATTGCTACGGTTAAGCTTTATGGCAAAGTAATTTTGAGATACAAGATCGTACCAATTAAAGACGGATCGGGCCATTTTCCTGCGCCCGCTTCTTATAAAGCTGGCGATGATTACGTCCATGCTTTCATGCTAGATTCTATATCCGAGACGGAAGAGCTAAAAAAAATCATCATGCACAATGTAAAGCTGGCTTTACAAGCGAAAGAGCCTTCAGTCAAAACGCAAGCCCAGCAATTTGGAGATTTACCGTTTTGATGAAACTTGAAGGAAAAGATTTAGCTTACTGGGAGAGAAACCAGTTAGTTTGTTATTTGTCGAAACTTTTTCCTGCATGGTTAGAAAAGCATCCTGATGATCCTCTATGGGAAAAGGATTGGTTAAACATTGTATACATTCAGTTTCCTGAAGAGCTAGCTTCTTGGCATATTCATGATTCTGAGCTGCAATATTTCGATCATCTTTTTTTTATGGATGGTAATTCTTGGAACGGTCATACCTTAGAACAAAAATATGATTTGTTACGGAAAAAAATTAAGGAACCAGCCATTTAATGGAATTCGAAGAAAAAGACTTAGGCAACTGAAGATTTATTAGGAAAACATGAAGGAAATTAGATATTGCGCTCGCTGCCATGAAACCTACGAGGTTGAAGAGCAGCATACAACTTGCATTAAGCTACCGAAGGGATGTAAATCTAAGACTGGAGATTGCTTTAAAGATGATACTAGCTGGATATTGAAGTATGGCGGATGGTTCGGAATCTTTATTGTAATATGCCTTCTTTGTCTAATTTACCTAACATCGTGTAATTTTTCAGTTAATTTAATTCATAGTGGCAAAGAGGGGAGTATCGACGAGATCGATGAAGCTCGCCCAGACGTAAAGCCTAACTTAAATTTGTCAGGAGTTCCTTTGTGAAAGATATCGATGTATTCGAATATGAAAGACATATTGTTATTCGATTTAATCTGACGAATTCTCATGTTATGCTCAATAAATTAGAAGCGAGCAAAATTATGCACGAAATTAAAAAAATACTTAAAATCGATGAGATGTTAGAGGGTGAGCAAGAAGAATTAACTCCTTGCGATTTTTTTAAAAGCGCCTGCAAGCAAATTGTAGAGGTAGATCCTGTAGAAGAAGTTTTTGAGTTTGAGTTTTACCAAGAAATTTTAAATGCTTATAAAAATTATCGGGTTAAACAGGAAATATCTCCTTTTTCAAGTGATGAAATGCCTCCTAAGTGAAACGTAAAAAGCTTGAAGCTATCATTTTTCAAAGGTTTAAATTTAAAATTGAAAGAAAACGCTTAAAATCCGCATGGTATAAAAAAAGGTCATTATATGAAAGAGTCACCAAAAGCTAAGAAGAAGATAAAAAAAGTTATGCAAGAGTATGACAAAGGCGAACTGCATAGCGGAAGCAAGAAAGGGCCGGTAATTAAAAATAGGAAACAAGCACTAGCTGTGGCTATATCCGAGGCTAAAAGGAAAAAGTAATGGATCGAGCGATTAAAAAAGAGAAAGCCAAGATCGACAAGGGCATGATGAATTTGCTTAAGAAGGATAAAAAGCGCGATAAGGCTTGCGAAAAGGGCATGAAGAAAAAGAAATAGCATGAGCAAAATTTTACTTTGCTTACTTCTTGTATCGGCGTGTTCAGAGATCAACAAAAAAGCCGGTTTAAAAGATGACAATAAGCTTGAAGAGTTTATCGAAGAACAGATTGAAGAGAAAACAGGCATAGAGGTGGACTTTACGCCTGAAATTAAAGATCAATCATAGCCTTTATCATATAAATGTTGTCTTAGCTCATCTTGATTGACAAGAGCGGCATAGTGTTGCCAGTCCATGCCGTAAACATCATCGATCTCGTACAAGTCACCCTTTGCTCGCCATTCAGCTAGGCCTTTTTCGCCTAGCATTTTTAAAGCGTCTTTTCGGTAGTCTTCTATAATTCCGTCTATACTCATATTACTTATACCTTGGGCGTCCGCACTGTACGCACGTATTTATTCCAACGTAGTTCTCATAACGGCAGTAGGGATTTGAACATACCCAGACATCTTTGAGGATTCCCTTTGCTTCTACGCCTATCTCGATAGTTCCCGCGCAATGAGGGCAGGCAATTTCGTCGCTATAGCAATAGCCAATGGTTAAGAGGGCAGTGATTACGCAAATGATTGTTTGTTTCATGTAGGATTTCCTGTAATTTTCATGATTTTTAGCATGTATTTGATCTGATCTAATCTTTAATATTTCGTTTTGTATGTAGCTCATCTCTCAATCTACTTTTAGCATCGTTAAAAAAATTTGATCTTAATCTTTCTTGTTCTAATTCATGTGCAAGATTTTTTACGTCTTTTGCAACAAGATCGATCTTTTCTTCAATTCTAATTTGCATTTTAAATAATAAGTAACTTAACAAGCTGTAAAGTATAACCATGAGTAAAATTTCAAAAGAAGCAAAAAGGATATAAAATTCCATTACTTTTTCCTCTCTTCAATAACGGCAAGCCTTGCGTGGAAGTCTTTCATCTCTTTATTAACTTCATCCTTCCATGTTTCAATACGGTTCATAAAATCTCGAGAGTCTTGCCTAATCCAAAAAATTAAGCCTACGTTAACCGCTACGATTGATAATACTTGTCCCCAATCCATTAGTCGTGTTCTCCTTTTAAATTTGCTAATTCTTCTTCACAAATATCTATAATATGCTTTTTTACTAGCTCTAGAAAAAGCATAGCAGCAATTTCCATATCAGCACTTAAAACTTCATCATCTTCGCACCAATACCAAGGGCAGCCCCAAGGTTGCGGGCTATCTGTATCGTCAATGTCAGCAAGTATATAAAATTTTTCTGCGAAGGCTTCTCTTTGTGCGTCTGTCAAATCTTTGTATTTCATATTTTTAGTTATTTTTAATGTGTTTAAGGTAAAAAGCTCCTTCATGCAACCCTTTTAGGAATGATATCATTTCTTTTTTCGGCCGTCTAAAAGGCCCAAAAGGATGAGATATGCAGCCCTTTTCTTCATTCTGTACGATTACGTATCCGCCATAAACGGAAGTATAATCTAATTCCCACGTACCTTGTTTTTCATAAGAATTTAGTACAAGTTTAAACAGTTGTTTTAATTCGTCTTTCATTTTGTGTCCGTTTTTAGTCTTGATTGTAAAATGTTAAGTAATCGTTTTTCTGTTGAGCAACTAATGGCAAAACTTAATTGAGAACATAATTGTTCAATTTTACCATTAAGGTAATATACATTAACATCGATCCATTGACCGTTAGATCTCTTATTAAAAATAGATTCAAGATTTTGAATTACTGAATTGTCATGACCATCTAGCGTTTTAACGTCAAGACCATCTTTTAATTCATAAATTAAGTCTGTTAACTCCGAAATACGATCCGCAGTAAAACAATGGCCGTAGCCATCGTATACAAGAGACATATTTCCGTTATTGTGTGCAATCAAATATCTCATTTTGTGTCCTAAATATGCCCCCGAAGGGGCGTGTTGTTAGTTTTTAAAGTTAATGTAACTCTTCATATCGTGATATTTTTTGCATTGAGAACAGTAGCCTTTACCAGAAAGTTTACGATTGCAAATCGAGCATGAGGGAATATTATACCAATAAGGAGCGCAGGCAAGGCAAAAATCTTTGTAACTATGCTCTCCTTCATCTTCTATGCACTTTCGAATTACTGCTAAGGGTTTCATCTTGTATCCTTGTGTTATAACTAAAATATAACACAGTGACATAATATAACACAAGAAAATTGTGTGAAAAAGAATTTGTTTACAAATTTTAATCATAAAATTAAATTGAAACTATGCTATCGGAAATAACAGTGATTGTGAGCGATGACGATAAAAGCCTAAGGCAAAAACATCTTAGTTATGCTGAGTATAAAATATCGACTGAGGATAGCTATTTACAGGATATTATTAAGCAAGCGACCGATGAGTTTAAAGGGTCGCCTAAAGACGTTGTTATTAAAATAAAGGTGACTGTGTAATGCCTGGAACAAAAGGTAACAAAAATGCAGTCGGAAATAGTGGGGGAAGACCCCGTTTTGTGACTGGCACAAAAGAAGAATTGATCGAGTTAGGTAAGGAGTTAGTTGCTTGGGCTACTGAAGAAACTGATGAACTACGTTGTCGTTTTCCGCAATTCTATAGTCTAAAAAAGGGTATATTAGATAAAGAATGGGAATTGATTAAGGATAAGGTCGAGTTTCATGAGTATTACGAAAAGGCGAGAGTTGCTTTAGCTAATAGATTTTTGGACGGTAGCGTTAAAGAGGGTATTGCTCATAGGTTTTTGCGAATTTATGCGCCTGAAGTACGAAAAGATGAAAATGAAAAAATGCGTTTTGAATATGACCTTAAAGCTAAATCGGAACAGTCTAAGTACGATGAGGCAAGCCTTAAACAGCTGCAAGCCGTAATGGATCAGGTTAAAGAAATTCAGGACAAAAAAATCTGACGAATCAAAATCAACGCCGATACGAGATCAGCATTAGTGCACGGCTCTCCTAACGCATAAGGCGGAAGCCTATCATAACTTGCAATCATATCGTCAAGCGCCTTTAAAAGATCCTCTCGCTTTTCAATCGGCTTCATGTCAAGCGGCTTTACATCGTCTTTAATTTGCGGGACTATCTCATTCCCTTGGTCGTCGACTCGCCGAAAGTTATCCCAGCTCCTTGCCGCGCACTCAAGACTTGCCCCTCCATAGACGGCAATTTCGCCGCATGAGCACTCTACATAGTCTTGAGCGTGATAGGACTCAATGATATCGCCGCATAGTTTACACTTTGCTTTATTCTTCATACTATTTGCTTGTGTTAATATATCGATTATGCAATAATATACTCATTACACAATACATAGGTATAATATGCACTTAATAGGATTATTTTTAGGCGCTTTATTTTTCTTCTGGTTGTCAGACAAAATCGGCAATCGTAAATCTAAGCCTATCGATGAGATCTTAGCGGCGAATATAAGACGTCGCAAGGTCATAGAGAAGTCCATAGCCAAGAGCTTTGGCAGATTTCTTCCCTAGTGATTGCATAGCATTTAAGCGTACTTCTTTTTTGCCAAGCGCTTGTGCCTCTTGACGTGCAGCTTCCGCTACTTCGTCGCCATAGATTTCGCTTATAATTTCAAAATTGCGCTCATTATTAAGGACGTCGTAAAGCTTTTCGCCCGTTACTTTGCCCTCGACTTTTCCTTCCTGTAGTATTTGCCTTATCTTGTCGCGGGCAAGCTTATCATATATTTTAGGATCGAGCTGTGCTTTAAGCTCTTGTAATCCCTCACGCGTATTAAGCTTGCGTCTTAACTGCTCAACACTCATTTCGCTCTGTTTCGCCGCAGCTTTTTCCGATGGCTGCACTTTTGCGCGTATGCGCGACAAAGGTTTACGTTGCTCCTCTAGCACCATTTGGCGGATGTCTGCTAACTGTTGTTGCGGTATGATCGGCTCGAGTTCTCTTATGGTTGCTTCAAACTCCCGCATATTAATTTTTCTGGGATTCTCAAGATATTTACCCAAAAACTTTTCAATAATATCCACGTTATGAGCTGCAATCAATTCTTGGCCGCCCGGCATAACGCGTAAAACGTTTTGTATTTGCTGTGCCTCATCAATATCTAATGACTTTTTGTAAAGCTTTGAAAGATCTTTATTACTGCGGTCTCGGTAAGGTCTAATATAATCGCTATCAAACGTTTCCGCCCAATTACGATAAGCCGTTTGCGCCTCTCTTAATGCGTCGGCAGCAGCCGCGTTGCCAGAATTTTCAGCAGCCTCAATTGCTGCTGTTTGTAAATCACTTATTAGTGGTCTAAATATGTTTTTTGTATTTCCGTGCGCAAAATCAAAATCTATAATCTGCCTTAAAGATTGTATTTGATCGATTAAAACTTGATTTGATATCGGTCTATAACCTGTAACATTTCCATCTTGGTCCACAGTAGCTAATCTATCGCGTATATTTCTGGCCGATCTAATAACGCGTCTTTGTACATCTGAGGGTTCGGGTATTTCTTCAAGTTGTCTAATGCGATTATTTAAACGATTTACAAGTGTTTCATGCGTTTCGTTTATTGTTTCATTCAACTCTCTTGATGTATCATATAATTCATTTACAACATCATAAACCAAATTATCCGCTTCGTTAATTGTATTAACTTGAGCTTGTCCGCCTTGCGTTGTATTGCGGAAACGATTAGGTGATATTGTAGTTGAAACGCGATCAATTAGAGCTGGATTTTCTCTTGCAGGAGCAATCGGTCTAAACTGTATATTACTTGTAGTAGGCTGCACCGTTCTTGTTTGGCCTGTTAATTGAGGTCTTTCCGTTTTTGGTAATATCGGTTCTTTTAATGGCGGCTCTTGCGACTTAATATAATTTAACGCTTCTTGGGCAAGCTGATAACTTTCGGATGATTTTGGGATATTAGGATCGTTTACAATTTGTTCAAGATAGCCTTGTCTTTTTTGCAGAGATTTATATGCAGAAACATTTCCCTGCCTTGCGCCGATTAAGAATGCTGCTGTGTCTGATATAAATTCGGGCGCGCCTACCGCATCTAATGCAAGTTTTGTGCCACCTGTTGCAACAGCGCCGCCAAGTCTTCCCCCTTGTGGAGCAAGTCGCGCGCCTCCGCCGGCAAATCGCAAAGCTTTTTGCGTCGTTGTTTTAGGCTCGAGCGGAAGGCCAGTTTTTTCTTCGATAAGCGATCCAATGTTAGCAATAGTTGGCACACTTTTAGATGCTTGCTCTACCGCTTGTAAATATTTTTCTTCGTCAAATTCTGGAAGCTGCTCTCCGCCGATGTTTGATAAAGGATTGCGAGGACTTTGAATATATTTTAACTGCTCGATTTCTTCAGGGTCAAGCGCCTCGCCCATGCCGAGCAATTGCAATCCACTTGTCGCAAGGCCGTACGGAGTCATTTCAAGATAGCCTTGAGGCGCTTGTAATGCAGATCTTAGCGCACTTTTAACGAATGATTCATCATTCTCTGTTAGTCTATCAAAAGCATCGCCTTTTCCATTATTAGTAACGTGTTTTTTTTTAACACTGTTGGTTTTAGCATCCAAACGGTCAAAAGCATCCATTAGAATTGATACCCTTTTTGCTTAGCAATTTTTCTTGCCTCGTTTTTGTCTCCTCCAGCTTCGTTTAAAATTTGATTTAAAATTTCCTTATCTTCAGGATCATCAGGATCGAGCGGAATTTTCTTTTTATTTTCAGCGGCTTGAATAATGGCTTTGTTTTCATCGATAATTTGCGATGCAAGTCCATCTAGTTGTTTTTTTGCTCGCTTTTCAACCTCGTTACGAAATGCAGCAGCTCCAAGAGTTGGATTATCCTGTTGTTCTATTTCAAGTTCAGCCGCAACTTCCGCTTTTATTACATCGGCTCGTAATGCGTTAATACGTGATTTCAAAACAGCTTTTTTTTGTGCGTTAGTTAGATATATATCAGCTACTTTGTCTTTCAAAATATCAATTTCAACAACTCGTGTAGTGCCTGTGAAGATGTTTTTTAAATCTTTAAAATCGTCAACCATACCCGACTTGTATTCTACGGTATCTGGCGAAAGCAGCCGTTTACCTAAATTAAATGGAATTGCTTCGGCAATTGCAGCAAAAGTAGGATCGTCGAGATTGCCACGATCAATTAATTCATTAGCTTGTTCTTTTCGGCGAATACTTTCTAAGGCCGTAGCTCCTTTATCTGCGTAGTCCATACGAATTGGTTGCGTTTCTTTTTGTAAACGCTCAGACCTATCGAAAGATTCTTTTCGAGCTGTTTTTTTTATATCGTAAGCCCGATCAATTTCTTTGTTATATTGATTTAATTTTTGATTATTTTGCTCTCTTAATTCTCTTGCAAGCGCGGGATCTGTTAAAGCTATTTGAGCAATTTCTATATCAGGTATTAATTTAGGCTTAGGTATTTTATTGTAAGTAAGGTCTTCATCTTCAAAATCAAATGCGGGTTTCGACTGAGGCGTGGCTTGTTGATTTACTTGCGTTTTAGCCGGTTGATTTACCTCTTCCGCAAAACGTTGGGCCGGCTCTTCCGCAGTTTCTCCGTATATGCTTTTTAAGATATTCTTTTGTTGTTCTTGTTTTTGCTTTAACTGCTCCATCTTGCCTGTATTTTCAAGTTTTGCCGCAAAAGCAAGTTTTTGTAGTTCAGGAGATAAGCCTTCTAAATCCATGCCTGTAAGGTCTTTTAGTTTGCTAGCCTGCTTTTTTTCTTGCTGCAATTGGCCGTAGGCCCCTGCTAAGCGATTTACCCCTTGCATAGCCGAGCTAAACTTTTCGCGAAAAGAGGGTTTTGAATTATCTTCTAAAAAATATAATGCCATTAGCCCATCCCCAACATTCTTAGAAAGTTCATGGAGTTATCAATTCCGCCTTGCCGCATATCAGCGGCAGCCGGCGATACTAAACCTAAAATAGAATCTAAAAAGCTTGGCTGCTGCCGTTTTTTAATCATCAACGTATTGTATGGCGACTGGCCTAAGATATTCGAGGTATACCCCATAAGATCCGCAAGCGCTTGCCTTTGTAGATTCAAACGATTGGCTTGCAGCTCTTGCGCAAAGTTAGAGGCTGCACTCGTTGCCGCGTTTTGAAAGCCCGATGATCTTCTTCCGCCGAACGATCCCATTCCAGAAAAGCGAGAAGCTAAATTCCCTTGCATCTCGTTAAACTGACGTAATGCGGGCGCTTCCATTTGTTGAAAAGCTTGCAGATCTCCTCCCGCAAGGCGCGCTAAATTGCTTTGCGGGTTTACGTATTGAAACGTATCCTTAAAAAGCTGCATTTGCTCAGGAGAAAAGTTTTGAACGCGGTTAATCTTGTAACCCGATGGGCGCTTGTCGTCGTAGCCTGTGGAAGCTGTCATAGTAACCTCTTAGTAACTATATAAACTATTATGGATCTGATATCCATTCTAAAATAACTATTCCAGATACAATTGCAGGCGCTCCCGCCCCTGCTATTACAACTATGTTATTACTTGTAATATAGAAGCTGTTTTGACCCGCAATAGCAGTATTAGAAGTAAAAGGCAGGCCGTAAAAGTTTGTGCCATCGGTGAACGATCCATAACAGTTTGTAAAAGTCGATACTTCATTAAAATCGAGATTATGCGCAATGTTGCCTGTTGCCGTAAACGTGTAGACTTGCTGCAAGCCTTGCTGTTTTTGCGAGTTTAGGTAAAACGATTTACCGTTGACGGCAGGGCGATTTTTTGGGTATATCCCAATAACGCGATCGTTAATAACATTCGCCGTATCGATGTACGCTTTTGATATCTCGTCAACTAGAGCGTCAATGTCGCCCGGAAACTCTCTCGACGTGCGTAAATAAGGCGTTCGGTTAATCGGTAGTGTCATATAAGCATCTGGCTTGGGTATACGTCTAAAATGGCGCCATGTAGTTCTATTTCGGCGTATTGATTTATTGGTTGTCCATTAGAATCTAGCAGTCTAAGCTGCTGATCGCTAAGTGTAATGCCAAATTGCACCGTATCGCCTATTAGCGATGTATTCAGGCGGTGCCATATCTGATCCTGCTGCAACCCTCCCGGAGTCATGAGGTTTTTATTCGCGGGAGTTAAACCTATGTTCGTGCTTTCTGGGCATGTATACAATACAGTCGAGTAGATTAGCCCTGAGTTATCAGGCGCAAGCTCTGGCACGATCGGCCCAAAATTGTAGGGGCTTGCGCTATTTTGGCTTAAGTATAGATAAAGCGTGACTTGCGAGCGATCGGTTGCGGTAAATAGGTAGCGCTGAACGCCGATTCTTGTTTTATTAGCTAACTCCCAGTGCACCGGCAGTTGCGCCGACCTGATATCGGGCTTATAAATGCGCTTTATAACGCCTCCGCCTAAATACGTTCCCGTGCCTATGCTAGGATTTAGCGTAAACGAGTTTCTTGTTAACGTATTAACCGAAAAAATCTTGCCGTTGACTTCATTGCCTATTGTGCCAAGTGCGCCGCTAATGAAAAAATAGTCCCCTTGATTTAATCCATGATCGGGGCAGGTTACCGTAGAGCTTGCGATGTCTTTAATTTGTAAACTAGCGCCCTCGCCTGTGCCTACGCCTGTAATTAATACAAAGCCTTGTTGATTTAAGCCAACGGTTTGAGCTTGCAAAAGTGTGTTTGAGCCTGCATTCCACGGCTGGTTCCATACCGACCACGTAGGGTATACAAGTCCTACGGTCGCCCAAGTAAAACCTGTTCTTTTTCTGAAAGAGCCATAATGCGTATAGTTTTCTCTAAAAATAGCCCACGATCTATCGCGGTAATTATAAAACAGCGTTTGATTAGGATAAAAATATAAGCTATTTCTACTTTGATTATTGATGTAGGTAAAGCATACCCACTCGTTAATGTAGTCTCTCACCGCCGTAAAACGTTCTGAGCCATTGTTTTGAAGCCCTATTTGAAAAACCTCATCAGGTATTTCTAAATCAAAGCGTCCTGCATCTTCTTGCCCCGTCATTACAAACGCCCGATTTCCGCGGCTAAGGACGCCCTTATCAAGGTTTATGACCGAAAAGGTAGAGCTTGTGCCGTACTCGCTATTAATCGTGTAGAAAGCAAATGGAAATATATCGTTTCCAGTAAAAACGAGCTTAGACTGCACGTTATTATCAAAACCAACAATCAATACGTCGCGATTCGTTGATACCGACTTTATGGCTTGATTGAGTCCTGTATTAACAAAGCCTCCAAAGCCTGTTTGATCTTCCCAAAACGCTGTAGCCGTTGCTGTTTGGTTATCAGGCACTAGCAGTGGATTAAAAACCGTTGTCGTTGCGCTTGGATCGCCTGTAAAAGAAGCCGTATAAAAAGGCGTTCCGTTTTGCGAATAAATAATCTGATCTTGCAGGTAAATAGGATTTCCCCCCGCGGTTTGCACCACAGGGCCAAAAAACACGAGTCTATCTTTGTATACCTGAATGATTCTTGCGCCGACTAAATAATACTGCGCTTGAGGAAGCTCGCCTACCGTAAAGCTGGCTTGCGATAGGGGAGGCATAAAATTAACCCACCCTTTAGTTGTGCTGGGAACAGGCCCAGACAAAGAGCCGTTTGTTGGATCTCCGTCATACCATCTGAGGCAATCTTTTGTGGGATCGGCTCTACTTGTTAAGTATTGCGCGATTCCCCCCGTACCGTTTGCGGCAACTGTTGCGTTAGGAAAGGTAACAATTACATTATTTACATCGGTAACGGTTGTAACGTAGCCTGTTTGAAAGTTAATTCCTGTAGTGGTTGCAACCTCGTTAACAAAGACAAAGTCCCCAACGACTAATCCATGTCCTGTTATTTGCAGTGTCGCCGTCGTAGGAGTTATTACGGTAACCGTCACGATATTTTTAAACTGCATCCCTATATTTGTCGTTGTAAATGGCTCTGTGACACCATTTGTAACAAATATGGCCCCTTGGTAGTTAACAGCCCAATATTGCTGATAGGTTTGACCGTTCCAGCTTGTACGTGTCCACGTGCTTTTTGCAACATATGTTCCGCTTGAGGCTGGGTTTTTATAAAATCCAACGTCGTAAGTAAAATAAGGAAATACGTTTTGAACCGTGTACGAATAGGTATTATCAAATGCGACAGATACCGCATAATCAAATCGTGGATCTTCAAAATCTTCCCAGCCAAGGCCCGGGAGCCCCGGATAATAAGAAAAAGAGCCTGTTACCGCTGTAGTTATAAGTCCGCCGTTTAAGACCACGGCTCCTGACGCGTAATTAATGCTGCCGCCGCCAGCCACACCGTTAATAAGAAGAGTTCCGTCGGGAGCTGTAGGCTCAGTCCAAATATTAGTGCCATCGGTAAAGTTTATAGAATTAAATACGATTGAAGCAAAAGATTGCTGCGCTGCGGGTATAAATGTTCCGCCACTTAGCAGATTTACAGTAAGACTGCCAGATCCGTCTGTTGTGCCGATAGTCAGTCCATTTAAATATCGTTTCAAGCGCGTTAAAAGTTCAGTTCCTCTTTTTCTTTTAATGCGGCCTCTCCATTGATAGGCATTAATAAGCGTAGGAAACGAGTTTTTATCTATGTTGAAGGCGGTAACGTCATTACGAAGTCCTTTATCAAACGGAACGCCTAAAACGATTTTAGCCATTATTTACCTATTGCTTGCCAATAAAGGCCATCGGCCCCGCCTGATTCCGCTACAAATGTAAAGCTTGTAGTAGAGGGGGGTGTATCTGAGTCTATACATACAGGCCTTCCCGAATCGCGGTAAAGCGTAAGCTGAAGCGTATAAGGCCCTGCGGTAAAAGCGACAGGAAACGGAATGGTTCCTCCCGATCCTAAATTACCCGGGTTGCTGTAAAATCCCCATTGATAAATAAGTCCGCCCGGTAAAAACGTCCAACCCCCTACTTGCGAAAATCCTGCAGGAGGCGTTCCGTAAGCTGCTTGTTGCGCAAATGTCCCTGCATATGAAGCGGGAATCGTTTGCGTCATTTGATACTCGGTGGAACTGTTGTCGGCAACGTAAAACTGTTCGGTAGTATTGACTGCTGCTCGTGTAACGGTTTTTGTGTATATGGTACCAAGCCCTGACGCTCTGCCGCTTGGCAGACTTCCTGCAACTAATCGAGCCTGTTTATGAAGTCCGCCATTATTGTCATTAAAAGAGTAGTGATCTTCGTCAATTAGATCGTCAATCGAGTTTGTGTTTTGAAACATGTCCGGTTGTGAAATGGACGGATCATCAGGAGCGTTCGGCGTATCGCGATTATAGGTATAAAGCGGCATAATTAACCTTTAAAAAGAGGTTTGACCAAATGTTCCGTATCCCGTTGAACCCGCAAGGCCATTCGAGTATATTGTTTGCGTACGTGTCGAGGTAAATTGCCTTTGGCTTCTTGCCCAAACAAGCATCTCTTGCTCGCGGAATAATGGCTCGTAAAATTGAAACTGCTCTAAATCGCCCGTGTCGCTTAGCATCTTTCTTGCAGCGCCCCTTGCAATATATTCAGCCATGTATGCGTAAGGAGTGGCGTTTGTCGTGCTGAAGAAAGCGGCAGGCGATAAATAGCCTTCAAGTTCTACTAAATACTGTCTATCAGGAGGGCTTCTTAACGTGATAACGTTGTTATAATAAAGAACCGTACGAGGTAGCCCTGACTGAAAATAAAGACATTGTACGTTGATATTGACTCCTGCGGGGATAGATACAGGAAAAGTAACGGTACACGCCCCCGTGATGTAATTGATTGTATTTGACGTGGCGCTATAACCGCCCGGCAAAGCTGTATTGCCGTAAGGAGCGTTTCCGGGAGTCATTAACAACCCATTGTTTGGAAAGTTTGTTAAAAACTGTCCGCTATCGGCAACAACGACGCTATTTCCGTTAGTATCAAGACTTGTTATCCAAAACTGTGAATCGATACTTGTAGAGGGAATCAAGGTATTGATAGTGCTGCCAACGGGAGGATCAACATTTGAACCTGTCGCTATAATACCTTGAATGTCTACATGGCCTCTTAATAAAGCCTGCACAGGAGGGTTTACAGGGCTGTTATTTGACAAAATGGGAACTGTAAACGTATACGGACCCGGTCCTCCGTTTCCTGTTGCAACGACATTGTTGTAAGAAATGAAGTTTGGGTAGCCGTTGTAATAATATTGTTTCTGCGTTTCAAAATTAGCTTGTACACCGTTTATATATACAGGCCCCATGAAGCCTTGATAAACAGGGTAAAAACTAATTGATTGCGTGCCGCCATCAATGCCCGGCTCTGTTTGAATGTCGTATAATGGCATGTTGTATTTATCAACACCCGGCACGGTTTGAAATTGATATTTCTTCTTCAAATCAAAAAGCTGTAAACGAGCATCGACATCCATAATCCAGAAGCGATTAATATAATCGATTATCAGACCATCGGAAACTTGCGCGTTTCCCATGCTTTTGATAATTCTTCTGACGTAGGTTATGATGTCGTTTAACAGGTTCATTTGAAGTCTGACGCTCCAATAAATACCGATTTACGCTCGATTACCGGCTCTGCCGTAAGGCGTGAAACTTGACGATCGACAGTAATTACCCCTTTATAAGTCGCAATTGCATCATGGCCCGATGTATTGCTTTCCGCGGGCGATTCATCCATCTTTAATACGCGGTATTGACAGCCTCTAATACGCTCTGCGAGGTATCTTGGCCCCCAAACAGGTTTATTAGTCGGCACTTGCCAAAACTCGGCAGGAATCCCCGCGTAAGGCTTTGTCCAAAGCTCAATCGTTTCGCCGATTATTTCTTTATTTTCGGCTATAAAATGCACGTATTCTTTTGCAAAATTGTACTCTTCTCTAAAACCTTCGTTAAACTTCTCGGGAGAACTAACGGATCTTGCAGGTTTAAGATAAATAGCCTTCTTTCTTGCAAGTTCTGCTTGCGAAAGTTTGGTTTGAGGCTCTACTTCCTCTTTTTTTGCCGATTGCAAAACGTCAAGGTTTAAACTTTGAATCTGTTCGGAAAAAGCGTCAATTTGCTCTTTTGCTTTTTCTAGTTCAAGCTCGCCTTGAGAATTTACTTTTGGAGGTCTACCCATGTTAACCTTAAAATATAATTTAACGTATTTATATACCTAATCTAATCTTATGTCTAGGATACGTTAATAAAACTTCCGTTTATAAACGTTTGGTTGTTAGTTCTTCCTGTATTCGTAATAACGCCTGAGTTTATGTCTCCTACAGGCAAAATCTGCGCGACGACGGTTTGATTCGTTGCTAAGACAAACGGATTGACTCCAACCGACGAATCGATATTGACAACTACCTGATTTACCGAAGGAATGTTTAACACGTAGCCTAAAGCATCGTTTAACTGATGCGCTCCATACGCATTTGGAATAATTAAACGAATAAGCTGCCCTACGTTAAAATTCATGATTTCGGTAGAGGCAATTGTAGTCGGTTGACCAAGCGTTATAGCCGATATGGCAAAACGCCTAGGTGCGTAAAAATCAGGCTGGATAGGGACGTTTTGATACGCTGGTACAGGGTAAGAAATAATGGTGTTAGACATTAGTATCCTTAGATATAATGTAACCATACTCTTTTAAAAAATTTATATACCAATTAATTTTGTCATCTAAGCGTTGTCCTGGAGGACGACGTTTGTCCCAAATTTCTAAATTTTTTTAGAGTTGTCTAAGGTATCACCATTAATGTAATGAACAGTTTGTCCTTTTTTTCCAAGTTTTCATAGTGGCCCTTTTTTAAGGGGCCACTATATAGCATGACGTTATATTATGAAATCGAAATATCCGAGTAAAATGCGCGCCAATAGATGACATCCGAAGCAGCTCCGCAAAGAGCGCCGGTCGTCAATTTAGCGCCTGCACCGTTACCTACGATAAAGCCTTGCGCCGTGTTGTTTACAAACGCACCCAAAATACCCGGACCGTTAATCGTATTGACTAACGTTGTCCCGATAGGACGGTATTGAGGAGGCGGATATAATTGCGAACCCGACGAAATTTGCGTACCCCCGTTATTAACGTCACCAACAGCTACGATTTGCGGGAACGAAAGACCCGGCACGCTCGCAACGGTTTGGTTTGAGTTAAACGCAGTGTATGCGCTCGAATTGATGTTAACGACAACAGTATTGTAATCGGTTACCGCAACGACGTAGCCGTAAACAGGAGACCCCGGCGTAAGCGTATTTGGTAGCGAATTCAATTGAGTTGTACCCCATTGTGATGGGATTCTAAACGCCACTTCCTGACCCACAAAGAAATTGTGCGCCGAAGTCGTGTCGATAGTCGTTGTAGAGCCGAGCGTAATTGCGCTAATGAACGAAGTCCCGGGGAAATAGATATAAGGATATAACACCTTTTTAACTATTGCACCCGATGGGCTTCCGCTCAACGCCGTATAGTTCGACTGGTTGGTATTAAACGGAATTGTGAAGGTAGTTGCGCCCGTTACCGTCACGGTAAAAGGAATGCCTGTAATTTGCGGCATACCGGTTGTGCTCGACTGATAAAGCCCTTGCATAACGACAACGTCGCCAGACGCAAGCCCGTGAGCCGAACCCGTAGTCACGACCGCAGGCGATGCTTTTGTGATCGAGGCAATCTGTAAAGATGGCCCGAATTGCAATAGCTGTCCTGCTGAGAAGGTAGTGATACCGTTAGACGCAATCGTATCTGCAACAAGTGCAGGCGTTGCGTCGTAACCCATAATTTGCGCAGTCCCTTGACCCATCAAAGCATCCCAACGAGCCGATACAATCGCTTGCGATGTAGCTGCTGCTGTAGACGCTGTGTAGTTTACAAGTTCTACGTAATCGGGTTGAAATGGCAGATTAATAATCTGAGCGGCGCCAGTCGAAACAAATCGACCTTTTGCCATTTTATTATATTCTGTCATATTACACCCCCAAATTGCTTAGACGTGTAGACATCAAGTTACGGATAGCTGTGTCTTGAGTCAAAGCTTGCGCTTGGCTGAAGCGAACGGCTAACGTAGCATTCTGTGCAAGCATCCCAGAGTAATAAGGATCTCTGTAGATAAGCTGCATTGAGTCACCGTCTTGGTTGATGTGCATTAAAGCTTGTCTACCTAAAACAGTGTTGTAATACAAATCAGAGGTTTGACCTGCTGGATTTGTTGCCGCATTTCTTGCGACAGGCGCTTCCGACGAGGTTAAAATTCTGATGTTGAAGCAAGCGCCATATTCCGAAGGCAATGGATTTGCCGAAGAAGATGGATAATTCCATGCGTTACTAAAACCTTGGCCAATTAACGCGTCAAAGTCTGACTGAAGTTCAGTCGAACTTAACATAAAATAAGCCGATCTCAGCGGAGCTGATCCGAAGCGATCCTCGCCAAGTACCCCTGACATAAACTTTTGCGCGTTGTTGGTGTCTAGCGTAGTCGCAACTAAGCTAAAATCTGACGCACCCAAGTTCGTCGGGTTAAAATTATTTTGGCCCCCGCCAGCATTAATCTGCGAAGCGGCAGAGACGATAAAGTCTCTTAAAATTAGCATTCTGTTACTTTTATGACCTGTTAAACAACAGGCGGGGAAATTTCTTCGAATCTCCCTCCGTGATTTTATATATAGTCACGGTTCAGACTTTCGCATCTCTATTTCTAGAGTTTAACCGCTAAGTCGTTCAGCCTAGACATTTACTTAGGATTATGCAACAATATACAAGCAGCTACACACTTAAAAAGGAAGTTGTAAATGCCTGTTATTCCCTATGAGAAAATTATTTACGATCCTCTCAAACTTGCATATCTTGCTGGAATTGTTGACGGTGAAGGTTCTTTTTGTATTTATCGTGTTAATCCTGCCAAGTATAACCGATATCAAAATCCCAACTTTCGTTCCGTGCTCAATATTTCCAACACTAAAAAAGAGCTTTTTGACTGGATTGAAAACCATTTTGGTAATCTTAACAAGTCTAAAAAACATCGTCGATCCATATTTAAGAAAAACTCTACTCATGATCGTTGGATTTATGAGTGGGTAGTTCAAGGTCATCGTTTGGTCGATATTTGTACTCAAATTCTTCCTTATCTTGTTCTTAAAAAAAGACAGGCGGAATTGATTATCGAATTTAGAAAAACCTATGAAAACCAAAAAGGCTGTGGAGCACACACGCCATTGGACCCTAAGATAATCGCTATACGCGAAGATATTAGAGTCGAAATGTGTAGACTCAACGCTAAAGGTTTTCTTAAAGCTGAATTCGAACATTTTTCTCCTAATTAAACCCTTGGCCCTTGTTGCCCTTCTGATTTTTCAGTAAGGGTTTCCAAGTCAATCAGGTTAAATTTATCGAGGACTTAATTTTAATCCTCGGCTTGGCGCATTGCGACCGCTAAACGCTCTGACACCCATGCTAAAACGCCTTCTTGGTCTTGTAAAATCACCTGGTAGTTAATTATACACCCAGTGCCATAAAACGCCATTTGAGCGTCTATGATATCTCTCTGAGGCACTTGGGCTGGGGGATCAATACCCTGATTTCCAAGTTGCACAGTCGGAGGTGTTAAGGCTCTCGGACGCATGAATCTGCATGTAGTTCCGCCATTAGCTGGCATGGATACTTTGTCCGCAACCGTGATGTAGTTAAACGTCGGGGTTGGAGTGTAAAGCATCGCAGGAGCTAGGGACTGAAGGATCAGAGGCCCTAAATTGCCTGTCGTAGTAATGGACATAAAACCTTGTTGTGGTTATTATGTTATTGTTAGTATTCTGATCGGTAGACGATACCTAATACGTCGGTGTTCAGCAATACCGTGAAAGTTGCGAGCCTTTCGTTACGCGACTTGCATTTACGTTGCAAAAACGATTCCCATAACGTAGGGATGACGAAATTTTATTTTAACATCGATAAGATTTTATGCAAGATTTTGTAAATAAAAAATTTAATGATTGGACTGTAATTTCTTATTTAGGAAAGTTAAATACAATACGTCATTGGTATGAGGTAAAATGTAAATGCGGAAATTTGTCAAAAGTTGAGCGCAGTATCTTATTGCGTGGTAAATCAACTAAATGCAGATCGTGCGCAAGAAAATCGCATACATCAGGAAAAAACAATCCCGCTTTTAAACACGGATATTCAAGTAGGTCTCACCCACAGTTTTATATGCACTATATTTGGTGCAGTATTAAACAACGTTGTAATAATCCTAATGTAAAAAACTATCACCGTTATGGTGGAAGAGGCATTAAAATATGCCCTCAATGGGAATCTAATTTTGAAAAATTTGTATCTGATATGGGTATAAGACCTAAAGGGTATTCAATAGATCGTATCGACAATAACAAAGGCTACTTTAAAGAAAATTGTCGCTGGGTTGCAAAAGAAAAGAATTGCAACAACACAAGTAAAAATATTTATTATACTTATCAAAATGAAACTTTATCTGAAACACAATGGGCAAAAAAACTAAACATAAGCCGTAATAAATTTATGTATTGGGTTAGAAAAAAAGATCTAAACTGGGTAATTCAAAATATAGAAATTATTAAAAAAATAAAGAAAGGAATGTCTGATTTTGAATATAATCTTTTAGCCTTACCGTTGCCTTCAAAAAGAAATAGAAAAACTCATTCCGGAATAGCTCAGTGGTAGAGCAGCGCACTGTTAACGCGTTGGCCGCAGGTTCGATCCCTGCTTCTGGAGTTCTTTGTAAAGCGGCTTTACGTTGTCATACCCCTGAAACTCTTCGACTGAAACTCGAAGGAAATTTAAAAAAAATATCGGATTCTTTGAAAAAAGAAACTTGGATAACATAGAGTTGGAATTTCTATGAAAAACACAAAAAAGACCGTTAAGACAAGATCGCAAAAACTAAGCGTATCAGCACCGAATAAGCTTGAAAAAGGCTATGACGATGATTTTTTTCTATGGACTAAGAAACAGGCTAAGCTTTTAAAAAGCGGCGAGCTTAGCAAGCTAGATATAAAAAATTTGATTGAGGAGATCGAATCTTTGGGCAAGTCCGACAAACGAGCGTTATTGAGCCACTTAATCATCTTGCTTCAACACCTCCTTAAAAAAGAATATCAGGCCTCCAAGGCCACGAAGTCTTGGGATCACTCAATAAGAAACGCTACGTTTCAAATTGAGCTCTTATTGAAAGATAGTCCGAGCCTAAAGAAACAGATCCCCTCCCTATTGGAAGAGGCTTATCCTTACGCACGTAAACAGGCAGCGGAGGAAACCAAGCTCGAACTAAAAACATTCCCGGCGGAATGCCCCGAAGAAATTAAAAAACACGTTCATTTTTAAAGTTGAAAATCCATTCTCCTGACGACAAAAGCGGCTTTACAGCCGCTTTTTTTTATTACAAACGCATCCTTTTCTTAAGTTCTTGCAGTTTTTCAAATGCTGCTTTTTGACCTGCTGGGCTGAAGTCCCCTGTATGCGTCATAGGAGCGCTTCCAACATTTGAAGGCTGATAATATCCGGGCGATTGATTAGCCATGATTTTCTTTTGAATAGCAGGCTCTTCTTTACGTGGCGGTTCGTGTAGTTTTAAAGCTTTTATGTTTTTATACACTAACTTTTGTCTTTCAAAACCTTCAGGCATTTCTAAAATGGTTTCGGCAAGTTCGGGATCGACTTGATATAGTTTATCGGCGTGTTGCATGACGCTTGCAAAATCTGGGTTTTGTTTAAGCCAGTTTTGTCTTCTTTCTTCAACAAGCGCCATATGCACGGCCTTTTGAATTTCCGATTGCGTCTGCTGCATGGTTTGTTCGCCAAAACGATTTAGTGTCTTTTGCAGCTTTTTACGATCAACATACGGCTCATCGTCATCTTCTTCTTCAATAGGCGGGGCTTTTTTTTGCGCCTCTATTTTTCTTTCAAGCTCTAAGCGCGCTTGCCGTTCTTTTTCAAGTTCTCTTTGATATTTCTGTTCAAGCAAACGAAAGTTTATTTCTTTGTCGTTTGTCTTAGGTTGTTCTTGATTTTCTTGAGTGGGAACCGTCATGATGTCCTTATGAACATTTTTTTCAAAATAATATAAAATTATAAATATATTTATAGGCTAAAGTGTGAAAATATTAAATTTAAATCGTTTTGAAGCGCACGATCGACTGTTGCATGTTAAAAAAGAGCAATCAGTTAATGTTTTTCAAGGGGCTGAGGACTGTTTAAAGAAAAACCCATTATCACTTGCCATACAAGAAAAATCGCCTTATCTATACATTTTTGGTCATGCGAGAACGGGCGATGACGGTTATACAAAAGTACTTTATTGGCAGCCAAGGCTAAGCCGTCCTACGCCGCAAACAAATTCTTACCTTTTTAGGGCGCAATCAAAAACCGATATTATTGAAATTTGCTGGATTATCCCCCCGCGAGAACTTTGGGATCAGTATGCAAAAGGTAAGATTAGTTACGATGAAACGATTGAATGGTCAATCAATCAATATCGTTACATGAAAAAAGATCTATCGATGCCACACCCTGACGATATGTCCGAAGAACAAGGACAGAACATCTTTAAAAAAGTGCTGCTAGAGCATGAACAATCCTTGCAAAACAAAAAAATTATTAAGCTAGAGTGATTTTGCTGTTTTTAAGCGGCTTTTTTATAGGGTTCATGTTGTCTTGCACGGTTTTTGCCATCTTATTTTTTAGCCCCGAGCCGTGATAATCGCCCATGTTAACTTGTCCGCTTGTAGTATGCGCCATCTTTCCAAAAGGGCTACTTTTTTTCATTCTTGTGACCTTTCGGCTGTGGCTTGCCTACTCCGTAATTAACGCCTGCGTTCACGAAAATGCCTGAGCGTTGATCGTAGGGCAAATCAATAAAACCCCAGTTATTTTTTGAGCCTTTATTTATGGCTTTCGGATACATAAAATTATCTTTCATATTTTCCTAAAGGGGTTCCGCATGCGCGCTACCCCTAAAGCAAGTTTATTTAGTTACGATACATAGGCTTTTGAGGATGCCCTTTCACTCTGGATTTAGCTTCCTCTTGAGTTTGTTTAATATTTTCCGAGGTGTCATCGTAGCGATTAATATCGCCAGCAGAACCTGCCGATGGAAACTCTCTAACATGCACTCCTTTAGGCATAATAGAGTGCTTATCTCCTTTTCCTGCCCAAAAGCTATGATCGTCAATTCTACGGCCCGCAGACATTCCCGAGCCTTTTTTTTGACTATTTGCCATTTTCATAATTTACCCTTGTTGAAGCCTGCTTAGGCTTACCACGTTTATAACTTGTTAATAATATTTTTAATAGTTACATTGCCATTTTATTTTGCTGACTATCAAAAGAGCCTAATACTTGAGCCATAAATCTATTAGCGTCTGAATTCTTTTTGGCAAGCTCTCTTTCTCGATCGTCGCGCATTGCTTCTTGCATATTCATTTGTTCGATACTCATTAAACCCTCCGCCGCATCTTGTTCGCCATAGCGATAGACGACATCAATCATCTTTTCAAGCGATTCAAGTTTTGCTTTAGTGCTTAATGAGTTGTTTTTGCTAATTTCAGATATGCGTTCTTCTAGGAGGCCGACGTTACTATCGGCTCTTCCCATTCGCTCTTTCGCGGATGCAATAAGCGCAGCCGTTTCCGCCATCAGTCTACGCAGCTTTGCTTCTTCTACCGTTTGTTCGATATTCATAGCTTCGTTTTGCGCGGCAGCAGCCCTTTGCTCTTGCTCTTGCAAGAATGGAATAATTTCACCCTTGCCTGTGATATTAAGCTTAGGAATAATCATCGATGGCGGGAAAACCTCACGGCCAAATCGTTCGTTAATTTCCATCATCTGCTGCGCTTGCAAGTTTTGCTGCATAGGGGTTAAATCAGCCGGCTCGACTAGAACTTTATAACGAGAAAATATCTTTGAGAAAAAGAACGGCGATGGTTCTTCTCCAATAATTAGTCGGATTTTTTCGGCTTTCCATTTGTTTTGAACAATTTTAAATAGTTTATCGCCAAGAAGCCTATCGGCATAATCCCATTGATCGAAATATTTTTGGAAAACAAGCAGATTAGCCGCTTGTTTCATGAAGGCGGTAAGCGCGCTAATTTGCTTATCGGCTTGACCCGCCCAGTTTTCCATATTAATACCCGAGGTATTATAGATGAGGTCTGCCATTTGTTGAGCTAATGCAAGATCGCTTTCAGGCACGGCAGAAGGAATAATCTTTTCGCAATCGGTCAATTCAAAGCCGTCGCGGATGATAATATCCCACCCTTGACCTGTTTTCTTTAAATTGTCTTCGTTTACTACCGCCCCTTGCTTGCGTTTCCAGCCTGAATTGATTGTTGCAGCTGCTATATCGTTGTTTTGAATGACTTTGTAATTAAATAAGAATTGCGGGTCGCGCATGGGTTTGACGAGTGATCTCACTCTGAGCGTTGGGTCACTTATATGAGGGTCATAATTCCAGTAATAGGGCACAAAAGGGCACTCAATATCGCCAAGAGGGTTTAATCCTTGGTGAATAACCTGATCGTTTAAAACCACGCATACTTTCCAACAAGGCGCATCGACCTCGACGACCTGCATGTCGGTCATTTCAAAGATTGCTTGCTCCATTTCAGGATCGTTCTGCGCGTAGTCAAAAAATAGATCTAACTTTTGTGAATAAAGCTTTTTCTTTTTTGCGCGTGATTTATACCAGACGTATGACAAAACAAGGAGATCATTTCGCGCCATGTTGTAATTTTCAGGCAGAAAGTAAAAATTACCATATCTTTGCGGAGAACCCATCATAGGGGCAATATTTGTGACTTTTTCACCAAATCGGGCAATTGCTTCTTTTTTAGAAACATATTCCTGACACCATACAAACTGACAATCTGACATGTCTGGGTTTCTAAAGTAAGGATCAATTAAGAAGGAGTTATACTCCCAAATTTTTACTTTGAGCTCCCCTTGACTTGGATCATTACCTGAAAAATCAAGATAAGGCTGCGCTAAAACCATGCCTGATACGCAGGAAAGCTCTTTAGCTTTTGAACGCTGTTGAAAAATGTTTCCTACGTTTGCGCAATGGGTGATTAATTTTGTTGCTTGGTCGCAAGTTTGATTGTCTCCCCCTTCAAAAGCTTGATACAAGTAGCCTTTTAGGTTTTGACGCTCGTACCCCGTCACAAGGTTTACAGGCTGCTGTATTAAGTTAAAATAGTACTGCTGAAAAGAAGGGGTAGGGGCAAAATAAAAGTATCGATTTACAAAAGATTGAGATCCGGCATAAAAAAGCGAATCGATGTTAGCTTCACGCCATCTACTTTGTTCAATCGGCATGAATTTTGAATAAAGTCCGTCAAGCCATTGTCTTACGTTACCTTGGCTAGGTTCGCCCTGATTGTCCCATGTAGGGGTATATAGTCCCAAGCTTTACCTCTTAAAGAAAGGCTTACCATACAAAAAATATTTTAATGTGACAAATGATTAGAGTAATTGATCGATACTGGATTCCAATTGTATATTTTTAAATTCCGTTTTTTTAAGTTTGCGCAACGTTTTTATAGCGCGATAATACCTTCTTCTAATGGTTTCTTTGCTTAATTCAAATTTTGTTGCAAGCGCACTTAAAGGTTGAGGTTTATACCCAAGCAAACCGTGATGTTGTAAAATAATAGATTTATCAATTGCATTTAAAAAATCTAAAATTTTATTTGTGTTTACGTCTATATTTTGACTTTTAACAGCTTCTTCATTTGTAGGTTTGCCATCAATAAATACTTCGATAGTGTGATTATTTTTTAAACCTGATTTTTCAAGTCTAACTAAAGCTTCTTCAATTTTTAAAAGCCTGTTATTTGTATAAGCTATTTCATTTAATGCTTGGCTAATATCTTTAAAAATAGGGTTTTTTAAATCATTATTTAAAGAATTAATGTAACATTTAAGTTCATGAATTAATTCTAAATTATTAATTTGTATTGGTTTTTTTAATAGTTGTGTTAATTCTTTTAAATCAGCATCATTTGTTATTGAATTAATCGGTATAATTAAGTTAACAATATGCTCTTCTAATCTTTGCAAATATTTAATTAATTGTATGTATTGATTTTCTGTAATCATCTAAAATTAGTTGTTTGATTGTTAAAACGATTTTGCATGTATTGAACGGGATTATGACTCGTTTCTTGATAAACGCTTGGCTTGTGCGTATAGAATACGTACCGTAAGCTATCAATGCAATGGTCGGCTTCTTTAAAGGGTTTATCTATTCCATGTAAAGCGGCTTTACTATCCCAAACATACCCCTCTATTTCTTTGATAAGATTAGGGCAGTTTTCGGTAATGAATAAGTTCCCTTTTTTCATCTCGCTGAGTAGATAGCTTAGTCCATTTTCAACGTCGTTATCGGCATCGATTACGCTAAATCCTTTACGGCGCATTTCTATTTTAAAAGAAGCCGCCGATGGGTCAATGTATACTTTTTCTATCCCGTATGGTTCTAAAAATTCTACCATGTCTTCGGCATATTCCGTATTAGTTTTTTGTCGGCCTTTTTTCTTAGAATCCCATACGTATTCGGCTTCAACCCAACGGCATACACCAAGCCCTGTTCCACGGCCAACGTTTACTCCTAGGATTGTACAAGCAAAAGCATTGTTTGTGCCGTAGTCAATACCCGCAACCCAATAATCGGCTGCGCGCGGGGGCCGTTTAACCACGTGTATTTTATGGTCAAAAAAGTCAAAAATAGCCCCCTCTGCCAAACACCACAAGCCAAGGTAGTTTCTTTTGTAAAATAGTCCTGATAAGCTTTCGCGAACGCGTTTTTTATAGCTTTCATCAACAAATGGGTTATCGTCCAAAGTAAAGCCAAGAGCGTAATAATTTGGATCGCCTTCTTCTGCTTTATCAATCCACTTTTTAAGTTTGTGCGTAGGATGCGCAGGGTTCATCGAAGCAAAACCCATACTATAAGGCATAGATAAGCGCGTATCGATCATATCGATGATCGATTCAGGATAAAGGGTCATTTCATCGCAGTAAACAAGTGAAAACGTTTTCCCCTGAAATTGCCCTATTGCGCCTTCATCTTTTGCTCCAAGTGTCGATATAACCTTGTCTTTAAAATGAAGCTGTCGTTTGCCTGCAAACCACGTACAAAAAGGTTTGTAGATAGCCATTTGAGGCGATTCAAAGATTAAACGAACGGCGTTATCGTATATCGTTTGGCTAGACTTTCCAACCATCCATATTTGAGAGTCGGGGCATTCATGCACCGCTTGCATAAATCGAAAAAGGGTGCATACCGTTTTTCCCGATCGCACAGACCCATGCGCTAAATTCCAGTGAGCCGTCGATTCTTTAATAAATTTTATTTGTTTAGGTGCGAACGGATTCATTTATGCTTTTAATTTTTTCTTCCACCATTTGATCTACGATGCGATGCAAGTTTATTAATCCTAATCTTTGTAACTCAGTAACAGGAATGCGAAAAGTAGCATTTTTGCCAATTCCAACGCGAATAGCCGATAAATTGCCTTTATGAATGGCTCTACGCACCGTTTGAGGGTGCATTTTAAATTTATCTGCAAATTGGCGAATCGTTAAATAGCTGAAATTTTCTTGCACTGTGACTCACAAGTTAAAACAAGTTAATAAAAGTGTAAACTTTAAAAATAAATTTGACAAATTAAATTAAAAGGAACATGTTGAGGTTTTTAAGGAGTTAATATGCCTTTAGCTTATACCGTAGGCACAGGATACGCAAGCGTCAACCTTGCCCCGATTGTTGGTTTCGGTGCGCCCTCTTCAAACTTAAAACCAGACGTAGGCCAACAATACGTCGATAAAAATTCGACCCCACGAAATGTTTATGAATATGACGGATCGGCGTGGAGACTATTAACGCCTGTATCCGGCACTTCTAGCGCGATGGTGGCTGGTACGGTAACCGTAACGGCGCCTTCAGTTACTACAACATCGATCATTATACTTACTGTAAATACTCCAGGCGGTACACAAGGAACGCTATCCGCTCCTACCGCATCGATCGTTTCAGGAACAAGTTTTGTAATTAACTCATCGAGCAACACCGATACATCGACAGTTAACTATGTTATTTATAATTAAGAGGTAACATGAGCAATAGCGGACGTGTGCAGTGGGAAAACTTAAGGTCGATTGACTCAGCAACCTTTACGGGTTCTTATCAGGCTTTAGGAACGCCTCTTCTTAATCCTGGCTATATAGTAAAAGTAGTCAACAACTCAACCGTAGACGTTACCATATCTAATGATGGTATTAATGATAAAGATATATGCCCCGCAGGTTCTTTCTGGCTTTATGACGAAGGAAAAGTAGGCTTATCTTCTCAATTTCCTGCATTACCTGCTGGAACACAAATTTCAGTGAAAGGAAGCGCAGGTACGGGTTTAGTTTATTTAGTTGTTCAATATGTAGCATAGGTAAAAAATGAGCCAAGCAGGTGATATTTCAGATAGAAGCGGTCCAGTACCTCCAACGGTTCTTCAAACAGTAACAACTCAAGATGGGATTGCAACGGTAACCTTAAACAATCTTGATTATAACGGCTATACTTCTGCCAATGGCTCCGCTATAGGAACAACTCACGCAGCAGGCGACACCTTTCAATATGAAGATAGAACATTTCTTACGGAGTTTGTTGTTGATCCATCAGCGACATTAGGAATAAGGGGTTCGTACTCCACTATTCAATCGGCGATTACAGCAGCTCCCTCTGGATCGACGGTTTTCATTCGGCCAGGCACCTACACGGAAGACTTAACGCTTAAAGCAGGGGTTTCCCTACAAGGCTTTGACGCATCGCAAACAGGTAGAGCTACCGTAATCGTAGGCAATTGTAGTGCATCTTTTGCAGGTACTTGCAACATTTCAGGTGTGACGCTTAGAACCAATGGAGCAGCGTTTTTAACAGTAAGCGGCGCTAATGCAACAATACTTAATATCTATGACTCCTATCTAGATATGACCAACGCAACGGGTATTGTCAATAGTGGATCGGGTTCGCCTGCAATCGTAAATATTCGTAACTGTAATGGTAACATAGGAACTACAGGCATTTCGTTATTTACTATGACGAATAACGCCGCCTTGCAGATGGACTTTTGCGAAATTGGCAATTCTGGCGGCTCAACAACAGCGTCTACTTCATCATCGCCTAACTCTATTACTTTGAACTCCTCGCAGCTTAATTTTCCTATATCGGTGACTAGTACAGGATCAGTAACCGCTTATTATACTCAATTATCGAACTCTGCTACCGCATTAACTACAGCAGGAACAGGAATATGCTCGCTTAATACCTGTTATTTATCAGGCCTTACTGCTTCCGCCATTGACATTGGAGCAGGAACAACGGTTGTATTGGCTAATTGTACCGTGAATTCTTCCAACACAAACGCCATCACAGGAACGGGCAATCTAGATTATGGTCAAATTGTATTTGATGGAAATTCATCTAAAATTAATGACACACTAACACAAACTCAACGTAAATCAAGCTGCTTCCAAGCTTTAAACGTGCAGGATTTTACTGCAAATGGCACATACACTCCAACTTCTGGCATGAGATATTGCATTATTGAAGTGTGGGGCGGTGGCGGTGGAGGAGCCGGATGCCCAGCGACTGGAGCCGGTCAAGTTTCAGCAGGTGGTGGCGGCGGTGGCGGCGGCTATCGTTATGGGGTATTTTCAGCACAAACGATCGGAGCGTCTCAAGCGGTAACGGTAGGGACAGGTGGGGCTGGGGGCGTAGGGAATGCCGCAGGAGCTGCGGGGAATACCTCATCGGTCGGAGCTTTAATTTCGGCTGGTGGAGGTTCTGGCGGAGCCAATGCTGGCGCATCTGCAATTACCGCTGTACAAGGCGGAAATGGAGGAGGCGCAGGGGCTGGGGGCAGCTACGGCATTGAAGGCGAAGATGGCGGAAGTTCGTTTGGCGTCTTTTCTGGCGGCAACAACGCAATCCATGGCGGAAATGGCGGTTCCTCTGCAAAAGGTGGAGGCGGAGCATCTGCACCGGCAGGCACGACGACAAGCAGTAACGGCTCAGCAGGCGTATGGGGAGCGGGAGGATCTGGAGCTGCAAACACCGAATCGCAATCCGCACGTAACGGCGGAGCTGGCGGCGATGGTCGTGTTGTGATTACTGAGTTTGCATAGGACAATCGCAGTTAACCGAATGCTCCATCTCGAAGATATCATACTCACAGCCCTCTACCTTTAAGTAGAGCCTGTGATTATCAAAATCCTGAATCAATACACATGGAACCTCCAGCTTTAAAGCTGAAAGCGAAGTGAAAGCGCACAAAAGAATAAGAAGTTTAAACATATATCAAGTCATAGCCAATTATATCTATTTTTGACTATAACTAGGTATAAGTAGGAGGTATTTATGGCAACACCAATTCCCCCCATACAAGTACAACCTAGTACGTCCATTGAAATTAAAGATTCATGCGACTGCTCCTGTGGATCTACCTGCTGGCCTAAGAAAAAACATAGACATATTAAGAAGGCAAATGCTCAGGTGGATGTAAGAGTAGTTGATGTTGCAAAGAGAAAGATAGGCATGTAAAGCAGATTTACAGGCCTCCAACATTCCATCCATGCTTAAGATCTTTTTTTTCTAATTCCTTCTCATAGACCTTAACTATATCCCAAAAACCTTTGCAATCTTTAAGCGTCATCTTGCACCCTTCATGCTTAGGCTTAACGCCATCTACCCAAACTACTTTACACAAACTTGGTATCATTTTTGAGCATGAAACAAACAACTATCAACTATCTGGAATTTCTTTTGGCGGTGGATCAGGCGTAAAGTACGGCATCCAGTGCGTAATCTCATCGAGATATTTAAAGTTGCTATATTCTACGTCTATTTCCCAACATGGGGCAATCTTAAAAGATCCATCAATAAATCTTTGGTAGCGAGGACGGAAATATCCAGAATATAAATAATGGCCGTCATATTTCCCGTCAAATATCCAACAAAACTCATCTTCATAAGGTAAACGATCTTTTACGCTTATCCACTCGTGGGGTTTCTTCAATTTTTCCATCATATCTACTCAATGATTATTATCATGAACATTAGGCTTCAGTAATTATTCCTAAACCTTTTTGAAATAGTTAGCGCCTGTTGAATACGATAATTTACAAGATTCAGATCACAAATTATACCGTAAAAATTACGACAAAAGCGGGAAAGCCTAGGACTAAAGCCCTGGGCTTTCCCGCTTTTGTCGTATGTCAGAAGGCGTTCGCTAAGTTCGCTTATGTCTATATTATCTTCAAGATTCATTCCTCACTCCTATAATTTTTTTCACAATAACAATAAAATTGATCGTAAGGATAAATCTTTACAGGGGTCTCGGACTCATAGTAAATGCACTTTTTGCATTGCTTACAGAATATAGGATCAGGAGCATTAAGTTCCATCATTTCTTCTGACCCCCAAATTTCTAGGAAGGCGTTAATTTCTTCTTCAAGCGTCTTTTTTGGCATCTTCTTCTTTAAATATAGGATGATCAATAGACATTAAAATGAGAGTAACTTGTACCTCATCCATAAAAAATATTTTGGCAATTTCTGCGATAAAATATCCAAATTTTCTTTTAGACCAAATAATAGCTTTTGCACGCCAATAAAGAAATTGAGCCCATGGATGCGGCTCTTATATCATTAATTTTTCGGATTTTTTGGAAGCGTCATCCAATGAGTTATATTGAATATACATGAATCGCCTGCAAAACCTCCTAGAGGCCAGTGACTCCATTCTGATTTATAATGATAACCTACGCAAATTCCATTATCTAATAAATATTTAAAATATACTAAAACGTGTTCGCCTTCCTTTGGTAATTTATCATCTACGCTTATCCACTGAGGGCCCACATTTGCGTCGCTTACCAAGCGATTGCACTTTTTGCAGCGAGATTCAAATTCTATGCATCCAGTTAAGCAGTTAGTCATTCTCAGTCATCCATATTTAGATACATAAAATACGCATTTATAATTGCGTATATAAAGCAAATAAACGAAGTCCAACCAAATAATGAGGTCTCAGACATGCGAGCAATAAAATAGGACGCTAGGCCCAAGCCTAGGATCGCTCTATCAAAGTATGTCATAAATTATTCCAACTAAATCATTCCTTGTCTTCTCTAAGCACATCAAGCTGCTCTAAATAAGATTTTCTTACCTCTTCAAAATCTTGTTTTACTCTGTTTTTACAAATTGCAGCCTTTAAAACTTCAAGTTCATGCTTCACCTCAATATATAGCTTGTTCAGGCTAGAATGCTTTGCATGAAGCGATCGTCTGTTCTTTTCAAGCGAGATACGTAATTGCTCGATCTCACGCTTGTGGCGTATCTCTTGCGGTTCTTCTAAACAAGGAAGCTCAAGCTGGGTATAGTTCATTTTTAAATATCAAATAGTTTTTTTAGGAATTCAAAATAATTAGATTCTTTTTTCATTCTTTCGTGATAAACATTTTTTAAATTAGAAATTAAACCATCTAATGCTTTTTCTGGATTATCTTGAACTATAACATAATCTATTATAATAGAACAGAGAATTGATATAGATTCAGCAACGGTATTTTTTTTTAACTCATTACAAACATTTATTTTACTCTCTATCATTTTACGCTTTATTTCTTCTTCCATTTTTATTTTACCTTTGTAATCCTAAAGCTAGTACTTGGTGCTTTTCGATATTTATTTAAGTCTACGTTTTTAAGCTCAGGTATCTCTTTATAATTAACATGACCTTGCGAGATCACTTTTGTTACCTTCTGCACGCCTACAATAGAATTCCTGCCATCCGCCATACGCAAAATCTGGTCACGTAAAGCCTTCTCTTGTTGCGTAAGCGCTTCTATCTGCTCTTTAACCGATTCAAGCTTACGGGAGGCCTCATAAGCCTCATCGGTTAAAATTTTAAGATAGTCTTTATCGGTTAAGGCAGGGGGCAAAAAGTTTTGCAAACAGTCCCAAAACTTTTTTTCTGCTTCCAAAAGGGATTTAATATAGGGAGTATCCCGATTCACTTCAAGGAGTATGCCTTTTTCGCCATTGAAGCAATAATAGTGCATCTTATCTAAGCCAACTACTTCGAGTTGATGTTGCATCTGCGCATAGTAGTAATCAGGAATAATCCCAAGATCAGCTTTAGCAAAAGAAGAAGAGCCGCATTTAATCTCTACTAAACAGCGTTCTTTTTCGTTGTAGGCGTCTAATGATGCAATCATATAGTCAATGTCGTCATGCTGGTAAACAGGCGTTTCTAGCGCAAATCCGAAGTGCTGTTGCAGATTTGCACGGGCAATAGGCTCTAAGCGCACGCCTTCCGACATCGCATGATTAATTTCTGTAGTGGTAAGCCCTATTTTTTGTTCCCAAAGCTGATAAGGGGTAAGGAATCCGCATCCTAAGATTGCTGAGCTGTCGCTTGCGCCAATAGATTTTTTTTTATAGCTAAGCCATTCAGGCGTGCCTTGTACTAAATTTAAACGAACGCCCATGTTTTCCTCTTATGTATGTTGCGTATTGTGCTTTTGTGAACACCAAAAAAACTTGCAATTTCAGATATTTTAAAATTGTTATCGCAAATGAATTTAATATATTTTACTTTGTCTATGCTAAGTTTGGCTTTACAGTTTAATTCTCCTATTTGACCCTTTTTTTTATTTGGCCCTTTCGGAAATTGCCCTCTTTCGAGGGCATCTTTAGTATTATCTTTTGGGGTTCCAAGATATAAATGATCTGGATTACAACAAGGTTTATTATCGCATTTATGTAAAACTAATTTGTCTTTTGGAAGATTTCCAAAATGTAAAAACCATGAAGCCCTGTGCGCTCTTTGTATATTTAATCCCCATAAAGGCATGTAGCCATATCCATCTTTAGTAAGACGGCCTTTCCATACCCAGCAACCAGATTTTTTTTTGTCTAAATTTTCTAACAATCGTTTTTTGCATTTTTCCAAATGAAGTTCGGTTCCAGATTTATTTAAACAACCACACGATTGTGTTTTTTTAACAACTAAAGAATCATAAGATAAAACTTTTTCGTTTCCACATTTACAAACACATAACCATTGAGATCCAACTTTTTTTGATGGAACAAATTTAACAACCTTAAAATTTTGTAACTCTTTTCCTGTTAGATCAAAACGAACATGATAACAGCCACAAGAAAGAACAGGTGAACGATTTCTATTAAATTCACCTGTTGAAATAGTTCGAGTATTGCCGCATTCACATTTGCAAAGCCATTTTCTTTGTTTTTTTATTATTCCTAAACATTCTACTACAGTTAATAAACCGCTTTTTTTTCCTATCAGATTATGATGCGCTGGTATGCTGGACTCGTTTGTGTTTGGTTTTACTTCTAATTTCATTTTCGTATAGTTTCTTATAATATTCTGCGTTACTTCTTGCTTCGACAAGCTTATCTGCAAGCCTGTCGATTAAAAAGATCTCAGGTCTTTCAACCGTTTCGATCCATTCGGAATAAAAATTAATTATCTCTATGAGCAATTCATCTTTTTTCATATAAACCTTTTTTGTTACTTAGTAACAAAAATGGGATTTATTTGATTCTCTAAAATTCTGTTTCTAAAATTCTTGTAAGCTGCTTGTGGAATGTCTTCCAAACTTGTAAT